GCGGGATATCAAGCTTGCCGTGTCAGGCGTCTCCGGCCGGGAGATCACCGCTCGCGACGTGGCAACCTTCAAGCCGCGCCAGGACGAGGACGCGAAGACGGCCGAGGTGTGGCGGGAGTGGGACCGCTACTGCCTCCAGGAGGCCAACAGCGAGCAGATGGACTCGGAGGCTTTCAGAAAGCTTTTCATCGAGAATTACGCCTGGACGCAGTGGCGCATGAACTACGACGAGTCCCCGCAAGGCCGGATGGAAAACGAGACGCTCGACATCTGGGACATGCTGTGGGACCCCACGGCGCGGAAGAAAAACCTCTTGGATCGCATGTGGGACGCCTGGGGCGGCTATATCGGGATCGACGACTACCTGATGATGCTGCCGAAGGAGCAGGACCGAATCAAAGAGCTGGAGCACATGGACAAGATGGGCTTCGGCGATCCCAAGCAAAAGCCCACCTCGCGCTGGCCGTGGCTGCACCGGACGAAGGGCAATTACTTCTCGACCAAGCACCGGGAGGTCTTCGCGATCGATTATGAGTGGAAAGAGCGCGCACCGGCCTACGACGTGCTCGTGCCGCCCGGTATCTCGCCGTCCTCCGTCTCGCCCGAGGATTTGCAAGACCTCCTCCAGCAGCAGCAGCAGGCCCAGCAGGCGCAGCAGCAGTACGAAATGGCGATGCAGCAGGCGCAGGCGACCGGCCAAGACACCTCGCAGCTCCAGCCGCCGCCCCCTCCGCCACCGCTCCCTGCGCCCGAGATGAAGCGTCTTTCGGAGGACGACTTCCGGCAATTCGAGCTGGATTACGCGGACTTCCTCTCGTCGCAGCCCGACGTGGCCGAGCAGCTCCAGCTCGACCCAACTCCGGCCTACAACGGCCCCGCCGACGGCGTGCACCGCTGGCGCTTCCGCCGCGCGCTGGTCGTCGGGCGCCGCATCGTGAAAATGTGGGAGCTGAAGGAGGGCCAGTTCTCGCGCCAGTGCATGACCGCCGTTCCCTACGATCGTCCCGAAGGCCGCGACTTCATTGGCCTGGTGGACGACATGAAGGACGCGGCGCGCTTCAAGAACTACCTTTACAGCATGGGCGTCTCTCTCCTCCAGCGTTCCCACAAAGGGACGATGATCTATAAGCCCGGCTACTTCGATGACGAGGCCGACGCGGAGAAGCGGCTGGCGCAGCCGTTCGCGATGATCAAGGCCGGGGCGCAAGCGGACCTGGAAAATGGTATCCGGGAACTGGAAACCAACACCTATCCGCAGGGCTTCGACAAGTGGCTCGCGGAGGCGGACACGGCGGTGTGGCGCACCTCGGGCATGAACCCTCAGACGCTCGGCTCGCTGCCCGACGCGCGCCGCGTCTCCGGCACGGTGTTCTCGGCCCTCACCTCGGCGAGCATGGTCGTGCTGGCGGAGTTCTTCGACTCCTTGCGCCTCCAGAAGAAGACAGCCGGGCGCCTGCGCATGCGAATGACTCAGGTTTATTTCACCACCCAGGACGTGCAGGCAGTGGTGGGCGATTTCCTCGCGCAATTCGTCCCCGACGAGGAGCACTGGCAGAACATCAGCGAGCGCCAAATCATCGTCGAGGAGGGGCCGGCGGGCGAGAGCGACAAGGAAGAGGCGTGGGACTTCGGCACGCGACAGGGGAGCTGGGACAAGCTTCTGGCGGAAGGCAAGATGCCGCTTGAGGTCTACGTGTCGATGATCCCCGACCGCTGGCTGCCGCAGTCGATGAAGCAAAAGTGGTTGCAGTGGGCGGACGACGAGAACAAGCCACCAGCACCGAAGCCGCCGGCTCCTCCCGTCGAGTCGATCAACTACAAGGACGTGGCGGCGACGAACCCGACGGCGGCCGACGCCATGCTCCAGCGCGGCGGCCTGCCGACCGGCCCACCGAGCAACGATCCCGCCGGCGCCGCGGCGGTTGGTGGCCCTCCGGGGCAACCGCCGCCCTCTGGCGGTCCCGGATAGCAAGGAGAGGTCATGGCCTACGAAGAGCCGGAGTTTGACGAAGACGAACGGGAAGAAGGCGAGGGCGCCGAGCCCAGCGAGGGCGATGGCGGCGAAACCGAGGCAGCCCGCGAGGCGCGGGAAGACGCGGAGGAGGCCGCGCACGAAGCGCGCCGCGGCACCCGTGGAGAGGCCGGCGAGGGTGCATCACCGGCGCCGGCCAGCAACGCTGCAGCGCCCGGCAGCCCGGAGAGTAACCCCTTCTGGTCGGTGTTGCCCGCCGCCTACCAGCAGGCGGTCAAGAGCGGCACCGTCACCGTCGAGGCCGCGCTCTCCCGCCACATGGAGAACCAGCGGCAGCACCTCTCGCGCATCCACGGCAACAACGAGCGGCTACAGCGCGAAATCGAGGCCACGCGCCAGGCGGCCGAGCAGGGGGGCGCGAAGACGGCGGCGCGCCTCGACCGGCTGCTCGGCGCGCTGGGCGTGGCCGATCCCGTCGCGGCCACCGGCCAGATCCCGGCCGCCGAGGACGACCTGGCCGGGCACCTGGTGGGGCGCCTGGGGCAGATCGAGGGGCGCCTCGAGGCCGGCCAACAGGAGGCGGCGCGCGCAGCCGAGGAGATGCAGCAGCGCGTCTACGTCGAGCGCGAGGCCGATGCCATCGAGGCGTACTCGGCTGCGCACTATGAGGCCACGGTCCAGCAATTCCCCGACTACGACCAGGCGGAGGCGTTCCTGGTCAACCGCGCCTTCTCGGCCGAGCTGATGCGCCTGACGGACCAGTTTCCGGGAGCCACGCAGGAGCAGCTGCGCCAGGCGGCAGCGCAAAGCATCCTCGCCACGTCGGCGGAGCTCCAGCGCCAGGCGCGCCGCAACGGCACGTCGCTGCCAGCGGCGGTCTACAACGCGGCGCGGCAGAATGGGTGGGGAGGCCAGCAGCAGGTCCAGCAGCAGCAGCCGGCGCGCCCGACACCGGCGCAGCAGAGGATGGCCGCCCAACGCGAGCTGCGCGGCGCCTCGCAGACGATCGCCGGCACGGCACCGCGGGTGGCGCCCCCGTCGGAAACGCAGCTTCTCGACGAGATCCTCAACTTCACCGACGAGGAGTTCGAGGAGCTTTTCGAGGGCGACGACAACCGGGCGGCCGAGAAGCATTTCAGGGCGCTATTGCAACCCTACTCGCATCCGGGGTAGGATGCCCTGGCTCGGGGTGCAATGCGGTCACCCTCTCAGACGCGCGGGCTTCCCGGCGCGAGGGCGAAACGGGGAGCTTGAAAGCGATGTGGCTGGCAATCCCTGCGGGGACCTGCGTCCGACGCGGCGCCTCAGCGCGAGCCACGACTGAGGCACTTACTAAAGGAGGCTCGACGTGGACACCGAGCAAAGCCTGGTTTCATCCCTCGCCAATCTCCTGGGCGTGCGCGCTCCGAAGCGCATCCCCAACACCTTCGTTGCCGGCTCGTTCGTCGAGGCCGGAGAGCTGTGGCCGGCTGGCCCAGCCTCCGACTACTCGACGGCTGCCATCGCAGCGCTCGCGCGCGGCGCCCTCAACGGCTCGTCCTGGAACTGGATCATGCTGGCGCTGGTGTGCTCGCTCGCCTCGAAGAGCCCCAGCGCCGACGCGTCCTGCCAGGGATGGCTCGGCCAGCAGAAGGCCAGCTACGGCTGGATGGGCGCCGAGATCGGCACCCGAGACGAAGGCTACTGGTATTTCCACCTCGTGAGCGCCTTGGTGATGTTCCGGCTCGGCTCCGCCGGCCTGAAGATGGTCGTCGGCGAATGGCTCGACCTCTGGGCCTTCTGGGCGCGCAGCGGTGCGCCGATCTGCGGGCAGCGGTCGGCGGTGCCGGGACTCGACGCCTACATGTTGGTGGACGAGACGGCGGATTACCTGCGCGGCGGTCCGCTGCCGGGCACCTCGCCGCCGACGATCGACCGCCTGCTCCTGGCGGCCGTCGCGATGGAGCTGGCGCAGCTCCGCGCCCGCGTCCCCAACAATCCCGCCTGGAAGACGGCGACGCCGGTCACCTTCTACGTGGCACCGGGCGCGGCGATGGTCGTCCTCGGCGCCAACCTCGACAGCAATACGCTGCCGGTTCTCTGCGGCTGCAGCATCAATTCGATCTCGCCGGCGCGCGCTCGCTCCTGGGCGCCCACGCCGCCGTGGGGCGCCGTTGGCAAGGATGGCGTGGTGACTCGCATCCGCGAGCAGGGCGACGGCGCCCGCTGCGTCGTCTCCGGCGGTCTGGCACGCTACACCAGCTCGCTCTTCGCGAACGTCCTCATCCCCGTCCCCGCCGGCGCAAAGGTCTACGTCCTCGGTACGGGCTCGACTGCGGCGCTGGGCGACTCGGCCCCGGCGCCGCTCAAGCCGTTGCCGCCGCCTCCGGTCACGGCTGGCACGCCGGCTCCGGCGAAGACCGGGGGCGCCGGGTGCATGCTGCCGCTGCTCCTGTGGGTGGTTTTGGCCGCGGCGCTGGTGGCGAGGATCTGGCTGTGAACCCATCGGACCCGGAAACCGGCTGGTGGTGGCCGTCCAACAGTCGCAAGGCGCACTATTTCGGCGCCGATCGCCGATCGCTTTGCGGGAGGTGGGCAGCCCTCGGCCCGGGCCTCACCTTCGAGAAAGAAGCGGGGAGCTGGCGGCCCGTCTGCGCCGAGTGCCGCCGCAAGCTGGATCGAGGCGCGACATGACCACCCTCCTTGCCTGGCTGCGCTCCCTCCTGGCCCAGCTCTTCAGCCAGCCGGCGGAGCCGGCGCAGGAGGAGGTAGGCGCCGCGGCGCAGGAGGAGGTAGGCGCCGTGGTGGCGCGCGGCAACGTGGTGGTGCCGCTGCCTCCTGGCACGGCGCCGGCCCCGCTCGCCGCTGCGATTCCGCCGCCGGCCAGTGGTCCGCGCCAGATCAACGCTGCCGGGCTGGCGCTGGTCAAGGAGAGCGAGGGACTGCGGCTCGCGGCCTACCAGGACGGCGGCGGGGTGTGGACGATCGGGTACGGGCATACCGGCGCCTACCCGTCGCGGGTTGCCCCGCTTGGCGGTTGGCCCGCTGGGGCGGTTGCGGCCGGCCAGTCGATCACGACCGAGGAGGCGAACCTGCTCCTCCTTTTGGATCTTGGGGTCGCCGAAGCGGCGGTGAGCTCCGCGGCTCCGGGACTTACCGACAACCAGTTTGCCGCGCTTGTCGATTTCACCTTCAACCTCGGCGCCGGTGCCCTTCGGCAGCTCCTTGCGCACGGCCTGGATCAGGTGCCGACGCAGCTCCTGCGCTGGGATCACGTTGGAACGACGGTCGAGCCGGGACTGCTGGTGCGCCGGCAGCGGGAGGTGGCGCTATGGCAAGCGACGTGAAGCCCGAGATGATCATGGTGTGGGAGGTGAGCCCAGGGTACAACGGCGCCGACTATGCGATCATCGGAGATCGCGCCGCGGCTGGCGCCTTTGTGGCGGAACAGGCCGAGATGCTATGGGACGGCGGCGCCCTTGCGGCGACCACGCCAGGACCCGTTGTGAGGGTCCGCTGCTACGAGATGCCAAAGGCCGATTTCGAAGAGTTGGTGGAGGAGGATTGATGAACCTCCGCTGGCTCTCCCCCGCCCGCGCCCTCTTGCCTGGCGCCCTGCGCGCCCCGGAGGACGACTGCGCCCCCGCGCCCTTCCTCGCCAGCGAGCCTGGCGGCGCGAGCGACCCCTTGATCTGGCTCGTAATCCTCCTCGTGCTCATCCTGGCCAGCCTGTGGATCGCGGCCGGCTTCTTCGGGCTGCCGGCCGCGCAGTGGTTCTGCGACCATGCCCTGAACAGCGCCGCAGCTGTGCTGGGCGTCGTGGTGGGGCCGCTCCTGGCCTATCGGAGCTTCAACAAGCGCACGGCGGCCAAGGTGGCAATCGCCCAGGCTGGACAAGCCCAGGCGCCGGCCAGCGTGACGGTGGCGACCGAGGTGAAGGCGTGATCGCCTCGCCCCCCCCTGCCCCCTCCTGGACGGCGCACGCCATCGGCGCCGCCAAGACGCTCCTGCACCTCTCTGGTGCCGGGCTCCTGATCGCGGCCCTGGTGGCCGTGCTCTGGATTGGCAGCTCCTTCGCCGACCGCCTCCGACGCAAGGAGGCCGCAGCCCAGCCGGCCGTGATCGTGGCCCAGCCCACCAAGGAGCAGGCGCAGGTCAAGACCGTGGTGGTGACTCGGCCTTTCCGGGTGGACAGCCTCACCCCCAAGCAAGAGCTTCAACTCGAGATGAAATACCATCTGCCGATCGGGACCCTGCGGCCCGGCGGCGTAATGAATGCCGGAGAGCCGGGTTCAAGTCCCGGCCTTTCTCCCTCCGGGGGGATTGGTGGTGCAGGTGGCAGCACACCGGCAGCTTCACCCTCGTCGCTCGCCGCGCTCCCCGAGCAGAAGCTTCCCAAGCTGCCTTACGGCGGCACGGCGCTGCCCACCGAGGACGCGCAGGGCGCCTTCTCTCTTCTCATCAAGCCCAGCCCGCGCCCCTGGCTACAGGCCGGCGGCCTCCGGCGCCTGGGGGTGCAGTGGGACCCGATCCTGAAGACCCTTGGGGGCTTCGGCGAGCAGGACTTCTTCAGCCTCAAGGCGGGGAGCCGCGCCATCGTCTTCGGCGTGCGGCCCTTCGTGGATCTGGAATACGCCGCGCTCCCGGGCCAGAAACAGCTCAACGTCGGCGTGCCGCTCACGGCCGCCGTGGACTTCTGAATGAAACCCGATGAGGCGCAGCGCAAGGTGCTTGCCGCGGTCGGCAATCTCAGCGAGGAAGCATTCGATGAGCTGGTGGGGGATGCCGGTTTCGAGGCAACGTGCGTTGCCGTCGGCCTCTCCTCTGGTCCGGGTTGGGGGCGCTTCGTCCCGCACCGCCTCTTCCAGGCGTGGCAGCAGCTTCTCTTCCGCTGCCGAATCGCTCGACGCTGGTTGCGAGATCCCGCCTATCGTGCGGAGCGGCGCACTCTCCGTTACCAGCTCCAGCTCGCCGGCTGGAACGCCCGCAAGCGATACTGGCGGAAGCACCCCGGCGACAACCCCTACAAGATCGGCACGAATGCCGGCGCCGACGCTGCCGAGCGTGCCGGTGAGGAGAAGGCGTGGCGGCGGTACAAGCGCCGCCACGGCCTCCCTTGATCCTATCTTGGACGCACACCTGACGGCCTGGCGATCCGTGCTCAGGGGGCTACCCAAAGGGGCGGCGGGAGCCCCTGCCAAGAAAGCCGCTCGGGACCGCAACGGTGAGGCCTCTAGCTGATCCCTGCGCCCGAGCGGCACTCCATCATCTTGACGGCGCCGCTTCGCCGGCCGTAGACTTCCCCCTGTCGTAGTCCCTGCGCGAGACGCGCACCTCGAAGCACCGTAGCAGCCCCACCGCCCGCCTCTGCCGGGCAGCCACAAATCGCAGAGCATTCGGGCGGGCCGCCTGCACGAGGCCCAGGAGAAGGACCGGCGCACGCGCGTCCGGCCTGACACTGGAAACCCCTCTGCGGAGGTGGCCTCATGGCCGAGTTCTACAGCATCACCGACCCAGCGACCAACAAGCTGTGGGCGAAGCAAATGTGGCGCGTCTTCCGCAAGGCAGATGCGATCTGGGACCCCAAGTACGAATTCGTCGGCAAGGACCCGGAGAACAATCCGATCGTCGAGGTGGACGACTTCGAGAAGTCCACCGGCGATGAGGTCACCATCTCGCTCGGCTTCCAGTTCGGCGGTGACGGCGTGGTGGGCGACCAGGTGCTCGAGGGCAACGAAGAGGCGCTCGACACCCAGCCTTTCAAGTTCAAGATCGACGACCAGGCGCACGGCTGGCGCTCGCGGGGCATCATGTCCCAGCAGCGCGTCAAGTTCGATATCGTCGAAGAGTCGATGAAGTTCCTCAAGGACTGGTGGAAGACGCGGCGCGCCGTCTGCGCGGTCAACCACCTGGCGAGCAACACCCGCCAGACGAACATGGTCTTCACCGCGAACAATACCGTGGTGGCGGCCGACAACCAGCACATCTTCCGTCTCGGCGCCGCCGGCGGCCTGGGCGTCGGCGACGATGCCACGGTAGGCGGCGACACCACCGCCAAGTTCGACCTCAACATCTTGGCCGAGCTCATCACGGTCGCCGAGTCGCTCCAGGTGCCCATCCGGCCGTGGATCTACAAGGGCAACCCCTACTACGGCTACTTCCTGCACCCCTTCAACGTGCAGGATCTCCTCGCCACCGGCACGCAGTGGTACGACCTCATCACGAAGACCCTCCAGGGCGGCAAGGTGGACAACAACCCCATCTTCACCCGCGCGATCGGCATGTACCGCAACGTGCTCCTCTTCAGCGAGGCGCATCTGCCGCAGGGCACCAGCAACGCCGGCGTGGCCGTCGCCAACACGCGGCGCAACGTCTTCTTCGGGGCCGGCGCCCTGGCGCTGGCCTATGGCCGCGCCGAGCGCGGCAACTTCGAGAAGATGCGCTGGCACAGCGGCACCTACGACCATGGCCGGAAGTTCTACGGCTCGGCCGGCATGGTGTGGGGCCTGAAGTCCCCCAACTTCTCGGTCAACGGCACGACGCGGCTCTACGGCCGGATCGTGGTGACGACCTACACCCAGGATCGTCTCGCGTACACCTGGGGCTCCTCCGTCAACCCCATCACCACCTTCGACCTGGACCAGCACTACTAGGCCCGGCGAGGAGCGGAGGAAGACGCCATGGCAAACAACTACACCACCATCCCGTTCAACTCGGGCATCTACTACCACCCGACGAACGCCGTCCAGGATCTCGCACACCAGGAGATCGCCCGTATCTACGGCAACGGCGATGTCGTGCAGCTCGTGCGGCCAGAGCGCGGCCTCAAGGTGACCGGCGCCACGATCGCCTGGCAGCAGCTCGACAGCAACGGCACGCCGCTGCTCACCGCGACGGCCCGCATGAACAACGGCACCACGCAGGTCAACCTCATCAACCTCACCGCGGCCCAGCTCGGCGCGGCGGCCGGCGGCGTGCAGGGGCTCAACGTGCCGGCCGGCCTCGGGTTCGTCATCCCGGCGCGCGGCTGGTGGTTCGAGATCATCTTCAACACGGCACCGGCGACGGGCGCGAGCGGCCAGCTCTACTGGAAGCTCGACGTGACCGGCTACTGCTACGAGGACGAGGACCCGACCGTCCCACCGCCCAACTAGGCATCTCCCAGGCAGGGGATTGACCTCGCCCTGCTCTCGCCCCGCGGCCGGTTGGCGCCCGCCGCGGGGCTCTTTTCCAGGAGGCGACCCGCCGATGCCCAGCCCGACGCTCCCCACCTTCATCAGCGGCGAGATCAACAACGCGCCCCACTTCACGCCCGCCGTAGTGCTGACCGGTGGCGTGTTGGGCGAGAACGGCCCGGCCCTCCAGGCCATCGGTGGCGCCGTGGACGTGCCGGCCCTCTCGATCGCCGGTAGCGCCATCTCCGCCGCCGCGGTGCAGAGCTTGACCGCGCCGAGTGCGTCGCCCCAGGTCGCCGCGGGGGCCGTCCCCGCCTCGGCCTTCGGTGGCAGCTACCCGCTCATCACCATGACCCTCGCCGCGGGCTTCACCCTGACGTTGCCCGCCGCGGCCAGCATCCCCGCCGGCTCCGGCGCCATCTTTGCTTCGGCCCTCGCGCCCACCTCGGGCAACGGCTACGAGGTGGACCCGATCGGCACCGACGTCATGCGCGGCCTCGGCTTCACGCCGGCCGCCACCAAGGGCGCCCGCAACACCCAGGCGACGGCGAAGATCGGCGATTCCATCACCCTCGTCTCCGACGGCGTCGGCGTCTGGTACATCGTCTCCGCCATCGGCACCTGGGCTCGCACGCCGTAGGCGATGCCCGGCACCTGGGGCACGCTGGTCCGGGAGGTCCTGGAGACGGGCAATAAGCAAGCCTCCACGACCGCCGAAGCGGATCGCGTGCAGCGCGCCATCATCGAGGCGCTGGAGCTGTTCCGCTCGCGCAACTTCCTGACGCTGGAGGTCTACTGGTCGGTCACTCTCCTGACCCCGGTGCCCAACTACTCCACCACGGTCATTCCCGCCGGGGGCACCGCCGCCAACCTCATCACCCCCATCAACATCACCTCGATCGAGGGCCAGAGCATCGACCTCGACCGCGGCGGGAACCCCTACACGCGGTGGCCGCTGACCTTCGTTCCCAACGAAGAGTTCGACATCTACCGCAGGTACTACAACTACATCAGCCAGCCCGACTACTGGACCTGGTTCAACCAGCAGATCTGGCTCTACCCGGCCCCTGATTGCACAGGCGATATCGTGCGCGGCCGCGGGGTAATCGACGCCGGCGTGCCGGGGAAGAGCTGGAGCGGCAGCGCCTGGTCCTACACCAAGCCCGCGATCGGCGGTGCGACCGACGGCGCGCCGATGACCAACGACTACCCCAATCCGGCCAACGGCGAGACGCACTTCTGGCTCGGCGGCGACGGCTACGAGACGCTGCGGGCCTACGTGCTCTACACCCTCTTCGCCGGCGTGTGGCAGGCGCGCGCGGTCGCCACGGCGGCGCAGAACGCCCTCTACCAGGAGAAGCTCCAGGCGCTCATCGAACGCCACGGCCGGGCCAAGGCGGCGCGCCAGGTGCAGCCCTACCGCGGAGAGTACTGGCTCTAGATGGCTGAGCAACCCGGCGACTGGCTCAGCGCCACACTCCAGCTCGGCGAGTGGATGCCCGACCAGTCGGCGTGGGGCAACCAGGACCCCAACTCGACCGACGGCACTGGCCTGGACCTCGCGCAGAACGCCCTCTGGATGTTCGACCAGTGGAAGGAGGTCCGCGGTCGGATCGTCCTCGGGACGCGCAATTTCAGCGTCGGCACGAATTACATCCCTTGGTCGAGCTTCTGCGACTTCTGGGGCGAGATCTACGTCGGCACCGGCGAGAGCCGGCTGCTCGGCTGGGGCGAGACGGCGGCGACCTTCGGCGTCTCGGCGGTGCAGGCCGATTACTCCCTCGGCGGCGCGGCCTACCCCGCCATCATCCCGTACAACGTCGGCGATCCCCGCTACGTCTCGCCAGGCTGGAGCTTCACCATCTTTGGCCCCAACGTGATCGCCGCGTCGAGCGGGGGCGCCTCGGCGCTGCCGCCGGCCATGCAGTACCGCTTGATGAACAGCGGCAACACCTTCGCTCCGGTGGTGGTGACGCCGGACGCGCCGCGGTGGGCGTTCATCGGCACCTGCAAGAGCTTCCTCATCGGCGCCAACCTCCTGGGCGGAGGCTCCGGCGCCTACGCCACGGCCGACGCCCAGGAATACGGCTGGAGCGCCATCAACGACCCGACCACCTGGACGCCCGACACGACCGGCACCACGCAATGCGGCTTCGCCTTCCTGGCCGACGAGGATGGCATCGGGATCACCGGCGCCGCATACTTCGCCGATTTCTTCCTGCTTTTCAAGGACAACGCGATTATCCAGGTGACCTACCAGGGCTCGCCCCTGGTTTGGAATGAGCAGGTGGTGGCCTCCGGCGCCTTCGGGCTCGGTGCCGGCGCCTGGTCGGCGTCGATCGTCCGGGCGGGCCGCGATGTCTACTACTGGAGCAAGACCGGGCCGGCCGTCGTGATCGGCGGCCAGTACGTGCAGTTCGTCGGCGAGGGCAAGTTCCGCCGCTACGTCACCGACCAGATCCGCGCCACGTGCTCCGACCAGGGCCTCGACCCGGTGCGCGGAACGTACATCCCCGACTATCACCAGATCGTGTGGGTGATCTCGAATAGCCGCTTCCCGGCGGTCGGCGGCGTCCCGACAACCATGTACGTGGTCTACGACATCGCCAGCTACCGGCTCACCTCGTACCAAAAGGGAAGTGACCCGGGCCACGGTTCGATCGTGGCGCCAGGCGTGGTTGGCGGCTCCATCTGCACGCAGCGCGTCGGCAAGTCGCTCTCGGCGCTCGACCGCCTGCGCATGATCGAGGTGGTCGGCGGCAGCGCTCCGGCGCTCAATCTGACCGGCTTCACCGACGCGACCTCCTCGCTGCCGATGACGCTGCGCACGAAGATCTGGCACCCCAGTTCCGACCATCTCTGCCTGGTGCAGAAAATCCGGCTCCAGTGGATCATGGACGCGACGGACAACCCCGCCGGCGGGACGCTCACCTACCCCACCGTCTCCGTCCTCGTCGAGTGGTCGAACGACAGCCGCATGCTCACCCCCAACTCGACGACGCTCTCGACGGCGAGCCTCGACAGCAACGGCTTCATGATCGCGGCCGAGGTGATGCAGGCGGCTGCCTACTGGCGCTTCACGGTCACGGTCCCCTCCTTCTCCGCCGCGCAGACGCTCCGGGAGATTTCCTCCCTCGAGGTGCTCTACGTCGAGGACCAGCTGCAGTCGTGACCGTTCCGCAGATCGGCACCTACGCCACCGTGGCGAAGTTCAACAAGCCGGACCCGGCCTCGGACCTGGCGCACAAGAACGCCGTCAACGCCAAGCTCGACCAGATTCAGGCCGGCAAGGTGAACTGGGTCTATCAGGTGACGCTCCAGACCGGCTCGACCACCACCGTGGTGCCGGGGGACACCGTAACGCCCTCCTGCCACGTGTCGCTCGACGCCCTTACGCCCGAGGCTTCCGCCCTCAAGGGTAAGGTGTGGGCGGTGCAGACGGATCGCCTTCCCGGTTCCCCGTCCGGCGCCACGCAGGTGGGCACCCTGACGCTGGAGCACCCCGTGCTAAACTCCGGGGTGAACGCAGTTTTTCGCCTCAGCGTGAAGGGGTGACGCGATGGCCTGGAGCACCGACATGGGAGCCGTCCCCAAGGGGCGCCAGGTGCTCATCGCGGTGGTCGATGTGGCGGGCAACCGGGCCTTCGGCCTGGCGACCTACGGCACCGCCGCCGGCGATCGCTACGTCAACCTTTCGGAGGGCGCGCACCGCAACGGCGCACCGCACTGGCGCCCCTACGCCTGGGACGAGTTGCCAACCCTGCCGGAGGTCCAATGAATCACGCGCCCAACAACGGCCAGGTGCACGCGCCGGCCGCCACCGTCCAGCAAGCGCCGCTGCCCGGCGACTGCCTGCTCGGCCATCTGCCGCCGCAGGCCGCCATCGCCTCCTGGGAGCAGTTCCGCCCGTACCTCGCCGAGGCGCTCGAATGGGGCGACGGGCGAGAGACGGAGGCAAGCCTTTTCGCCAAGATCGTGCACGGCCAGAACCTTCTCTTCGCGGTGCTCCAGGCGCCGCGGGTGCTTCTCGCCGGCGGCATGCAGGCCGGCCAGCCGCGGCCGGTGGGCATCGCCTGCCTGGAGCTATCGCTGGACGGCGCCACGTGCAACATCGTGGCGCTGGCCCTCCACGGCGAGAAGGAGTTGTTCCCGTCGGTGATTCGCTTCCTGCGGCAGCTCCTTGGGCCGGTGATCTGGTTCGAGTGCTACTCGCGGCGTCCCGGCATGGAGCGCTTCCTGACCGGCCACGGCTGGCGCCAGGAGGGCGCGCCGCCGGCCGATGCGCCGGAGGACTTCAAGCGCTTCGTGATCGGGCGCCCCTACGGAGGGATGCCCATTCCCTGATGCCCGAAGCCCTCGCCGCCGCACCCGCACATGCCCTCTCGCCGCTCCTGCCGCCGGCGCTCTTCGCCGTCCCGGTGGCCGCGGTCGAGGCGGCGCTGGCGCGCCTGCCGCAGCTCGACATGCCAGTGCGCCACTTCTTCCTGCCGGGGCTCTTCGCCCGCGAGCTGACCATCCCCGCCGGAACCCTCCTGACCGGGCGCCGCTACCTCGTCCCGCACCTCTTCATGGTGTCGGCGGGCCAGATCACGGTATGGGGTGACGGCGTGGCGCCCGCAGTCCTCGAAGCTCCCTTTACCGCGCACGGATCGCCGGGCACGCGGCGCATCGGCTACGCGCATCGCGAGACGGTGTGCACCACGATCCTGGTGCACCCCTCGAAAGAGCGCGATCCGGACAAGGTGCTCGACATGTGGACGGAGATTCCCCCGTTGCCCGCGGAGCTGATCGGCGCGCCGATTCCCGCTGGCCTGCGGCAGCTCCTCCTCGAGGAATGGAGCGCCGCGCTTTGAGGCTGCACCCTGACGGCGCCGGCCACTGCGAGACGGCGGCCATCGTCGCCGCGGTGGTGGTTGCCGGCGGCGCCGCCTACGCGGCGAGCAAGAACGCCTCGACGGCGAACGCGGCCAGGCAGGCCGCGGCGGCGCCGACGACGCAGACCACCACCTCCTCCAACACCTCGACCCGCGGCACGCCCCAGGTGCAGGCTGCGGACGCGAGCGCGCTGACCGACGCCAACACTCTGTACGCCAACCTTGCCGCCAAGGGCGGCGCGCTGGAGCACGGTACCAGCGGCGCCTCCAAGCAGAGCGTGGCCCTCGGCAACCAAGCGTACGACCTGGCGCAGCAGCCGGTGGCGAACCTCGCCGCGGGCGAGAATTACGTGAGCTCCGTCCTCGGCGGGGGCGACTCGCAGCTGCCGACGCTGGCGGACCTGCCGCCAAACCTCCAGGCCGACGTGAATGGGGGCACCCTCACCCTCTCCCAAGCGATCGCCCAGGCGATCAAGAACCGGCCCGCGTTCGCCGCGCAATACGGCGCTGCCGTGGCGGCGGCCGGCGGCCCGGAGAGCGCAGCCTCGGCGGCCCTCGCCTACAACCCGGTGGCGCAGGCGCTCTACAACCAGGTGACTTCGCCCACCGGGACGATTGCTACCGAGAACAACCAGCTCCAGCAGTTCTACCAGCAGGGCGGCGGTTCGACGCCGGCCGGGCTCGGCAACTTCGCGCAGACGGGCATCATCCCGGACGCGACGGACCCGAACAGCCCGCTGGGCGCCTACGAGAACGCCTTGCTCGCTGGCAACGGCGGTCCCGGCGCGCTCGGCACCTACGACCAGAACGTGCTCTCCGGCGGCATGCTCAACCCCTCGACGAACCCGGCCCTGGCCGGCGTCATCACGGGCATCCAGAACGCCGAGCAGCTCGACCTCAACAAGCAGATCGGCGCTCTCACCGGCCAGGCCAACAAGATGGGGATGTACGGCAGCTCTGGCTTCGCCGTGGGCGAGGGGGCGCTCGACGCCCAGGCCGACCAGCTCGACAACGCCGCGATCAGCGCCGCCGAGGAGGCCGAGTACAACGAGGGCATCCAGCAGCAGGAGACGACCGCCGGCCAGCTCTCGACCCAGGAGCAGGCGGCGGCCTCCGACGAGAACAGCGCCAACCAGGCGGCGCTCTCGGCCGGCACGACCCTCCGCGGGCAGAACCTCTCGGCTCTCGGGCAGATCAGCGCCAACAACGCCACCGGCCTGGGCGTCCAGCAGAACCTCTCCGGCCAGCTCGGCCAGGCGCAGCAGACGGCCGTGGGCGAGATCGGGCAGCTCTCGGCCGACCAGCTCGCTCCGATCACCGGCGCGGCCAACATCACCCAGGCGAACGACCGGACGAACGAGCAGGCCGGCGCCGTCAATGCGCAGGTATCGCTCAACAACGCGAACGCCCCGGAAACCGCGCTCAACAACTACCTGTCGCAGCTCAACCTTCTGGGAGGCCAGGACACCAGCACCACCAACAACTCGACGACGGGATCGACCCACGACGTGAGCGCGACGGGCGCCACCGACCCGACCGCCGCAGCGATCACCGGCGGCCTCGGCGGCGCGCTGGGTGCCTACGGCCTGGTGAGCAACTCTACCGGCGGCAATCTGACCGGCGCGCCGGCGCCCGGCAGCCCAGGCGGCGTCAACAACCCGCTCAACCTGACCACGACCGCCCCGAGCATCTACGCCACCAACCCTACTACCGGCCTCACCTACGATCCCGGTTAATAAGGCATTTCTATGGGATTTTTATGGCATAAAGACCGGCTTTCGTTCACCGTTCCCGCAGCCGCGGTGCTCGCCTTTTGGGCCGACGATCGCGCGAAGGCGGTCGCCGGGCTCCCGGATTACGAGGAGGCGGAGGAGTTTCTGCGCAAGATGGTCGGAGAGGCGGTGGAAGCCGCGATCGTCCTTCGGCGAGAACAGCCGGCGCTTGCCGGGGAGGCGCTCCAGGAGGCGGTAGAGGATCGCGTGAAGGACGTCTTCTCCGGGCTGCTCGCGGCCGCCTATGCGCGTCGCGCCTCGCTCGCCGAAGAAATCTATAAGTGCGCCTGCGCCAACGGCTTTAGCCCGAAAGGGGAGCCGGCAAACTGATGCTCGGCGCCTACCGTGGACTGCCCGCTGCGGCGGGAGGGGATGCCGATGCCGACCCCGGCACGTTCGATCCGAACGCCCCGCCGGACCCGTCGCTCCTCGCCGGCGTGCCGCCTGCCGACCCGGCGAGCGCCGGCGGCGTGGACCCGGCGATCCTTGCCGCCCTCGCGGGCGCGGGAGCCCCGACGCCGCTTGCGCCCGACGATCCCGCGTCCATCCTCGCGGCCATGGGAGGGGGAGCCTCCGCGGCGCCTGCGACCCTCCCTGGTGCGCCGGACGATCCCACCGCGGTCCTGGCGGCGCTCACCGCCGGCGCCTCGCCGGGAGCAGCGCCGAGCACCGACCCCTCGGCCATCCTGGCCGCCCTGGCCGCGCCCGGCGCCGCCGCGCCCCCTCCCGCGAGCCTCTCGCCGCCGGGTTTTACCGCCCCTCCGCCGGCCGCCGCGGCTCCTCCGGCGGGCGGAGGGTTCACAGCGGCGGCGGTTCCAAGCGCGGGGGTTCTCGGAGCCATCGCCGGACGGATCGGTAACCTCGGCTACAGCGTACCGCCAGGCGGCAACGAGGCCGCGTTGCGCCAAGGGATGATCTCCGCCGGCGCCACCATGATGGCGAACGCCAGCCGGCCGGTGGCGGAGGGTGGCGGCTTCGGCGCCCTGGGGACCGGCCTTGCGGCTGGGCTGGCCGGCGTGGACAACTCCCTCAAGCAGCAGCAGGCGGCCTCGGAGCAGAGGGCGAAGGACGCCTTCGCCGCGGCCAAGGAGCAGGCGACACTCCAGATGGAGCAGCAGCGCCTTGACGCCGAGAACGTCGCGCGCGCCAGCGCCGACAAGTTGCGGGTGGCTCAGGAGCAAAAGCTGGCCCTCGCCGAGAAGGCGCAGCAGGTCGCCGACCAGAAGGACGCCGAGAGCCGGGTAGCCGCGCTGAAGACGGTGGACGACGCCGGCAAGAGCAAGATGCTCCTTGCGATGATGGACGCGCCGAAGGCCGACTGGTGGAAGGCGTACCAGGCGATCATGGCCGAGCCGAAGCTGCAGCTCCATGAGGTCGCCGGCGTGGGGCTCGTGGGCGTCAAGCCCGACGGCACCACGGCTACGCTGGTGCCGGAAATCCGCAAGCCGGAAACGGACCTCTTCACCCCCCTCGTCAACCCGCAGACCGGCGAGGTGAATGCGTTCGACCGGCGCTCCGGCAACGTGCTGCCGACAGGGGGCAACGCAGGACCGCGCGGGCAGGGCACCATGGACCACGATGCGGCGGCCGCGGTGCGCCTCCTCTCGGGCCAGGTGCCAAACGCGGACCCCGACTTCATCAACAGCTTCAAGGTGACAAAGCCCGGACCCCCGAAGACCGTCACCGATGCCGATGGCAATACGACCACCCAGCCGAGCCAGATCCTCGACGGCCAGGCGTCCATCGCCAAGTACAAGCAGCTCTACGGCGGCACGCCTGCCTCTGCCGCTGCGGCGCCGGCGGCTGCCAGCCGCACCCCGCCGCCGATCCCGCCGGCCGTGGCCGCGCAGGCCGCCACCATCCTCTCCGGCCCAGGCGGCGAGGCGGCGCTGCGCGCCCAACTCGCACGGAAGTTCGCCCCGGCCGATGTCAACCGGATCGTGGCCGCGGCGCAGGGCGCCGTGACAGGCTACTGAGTGAGCGATCCCTTCTCGGCCTACGCGGGGCAGCTCTACGGGCCTGCGCCCGCGGCGCCGGCACCCACCGCGCCCTCCGACCCGATCTCCGCCTACGCCGCGCAGCTCGCAGCGCAGCCGGCTGCCGACCCGGACCCCGACTTCGGCAACGTGCAGGGGCGCTCCAGCTCGACCGCGCCCTCGGCGCCGAGCGGGCGGTTCGCCAGCCTCGGCGCCGGCATCGCTGCGGCCGGCGGTCAGCCCGGACTCGGCAGCGTTCCGCCGAGCAGCGCTCTCCAGGACGTGCTCCAGCTCGCCAAGATCACCGGCCAGGGCGCAGCGGGCACCGCGGGCTCGGTGCTGGCCGCAGCCGAGCGCCTGGGTGGCCCCGGCGGCTTCGGCCAGGTGAGCGACGGTGACCTCCAGGGCATCCTCGCTGCGGCCGCGCTGCCCGGCGCCCCACCCGGCGCCGCTGCGGCCATGAGCAGTCCGATCGCTCGCGGCAGCCAGGCGCTTCAGCAGGGCGCGCAGGCGAGCACCGAGCAGTATCTCAGTCAGGACCCCGGCTCGCCGCTGCGCCAGGCGGCGGCCTTCGGCGCCAACGCCGCGGGCCAGGTCGGCCCCACCACCCTGATGCCCCTCGCCGGCGGCGAGGCCGCGGGCGCCCTGGCCGAGCCGTACCTCGAGCAGCTCGCCCTCCGCGCGCCGGTCACGGCTCGGCTCCTCGGGATGGGCGCCAAGCTCGCCGGCGCCGGCGCGGAGGGGACGGCCTTCGGCATCGGCAACGCGGACCCCGACCGCCCTCTGATGGACCAGCTCCCCGAGATCGCCCAGCAGGCTGCCATCGGGGCCGGCACGGCTGGCCTCGTCGAGGGCCTGCGGGCCATCGGGGACGCGCGAGCGCCAGTGGCGCGGCCCGATGCCGCGGCAATCCCCTCCCTCGCGCCTGCGGGGCCGCCCGAGGGCTTCTCCGCCGCTCCGGTGGACCCGAAGCTTGGCTACGCGATCGACGACCGCTCCACGCCCGGCTCAGCGGCGCGCACGCTGGGCGCAGTGGGCGACGGCGGCTCCGGGGAGCTGGACTACCACCGCGCCGCCGGCGGCGGGTTCATCCCGACCGACCTACGCGTGCCGCCGGACGCTCCGCCAGAGGTGGCGCGGGCGTTGTACCAGGCGGCTGCCGAGATCGAAGGGCCGCACGCCGGCGACCTGGCGCCCGACGGGCCGGTGCAGGCGGCTTCGGCGGCAATCCGGCAGACCGACCCCGATGTCTTCGGCGACTACCGCGCGACGGTGCCGGCGCTCACCTCCGAAGAGCTGGCGGCCTTCACGCCGGGCACTTCGGATGCCGTGGGCTCGCCGGCCAACGCCGACCTGGTGCAGGCGCTCGGTGACCGGGCGCCCTGGCCGGCCGACGCGCCGCCGCCGGTGGCCCGCGCCTTCCCCACGTACCGGGACCCGGCCGAGCTGGCCGAGACGCGGGCGGCGATCCCGCTCCGGGTGCCGTCCCTCGAGGAGATGCAGGAGCGGATGGTGGAGAGGCAGGCACCCGCCGCCCCGCCCGATGCGCAGCTTCCCGGCGCTGGGGGCTGGGGTGCCTCGTGGAACTTCACCCATGCCGTGAGCCCCGACGGCTCCCGCATCCCGATCGCGGGGCCAGAAGCCTTCGGCGATACCGGGACGCTGGCGGCGGCGGGGATGAGCCCGGAGGCGCGGCAGCAGCTCTACGAGGCGCGGCAAAGCCTCCTTGATGGACAGGACCGCGCCGGGCTCTACGATCCGACGGTCGGCAACTGGTTTAGCCCAGACCTGGCCCGCGTGGCGAGGATCGCCCAGGACAGCGCCGCCGGCCACGGTCCGCTCTGGTACGTGGACCTGCCGCGGGCGCGGGCCGCCGAGGTAGAGGTGGTGCCGAACGGCGACTCCGCGCTACCGCCAACCCTCTCCGCTCAGGCGCGGCCGCTGACTGCAGACACGCCGGCTCCGGCGCCCGATGCCAAGCGCTACTTCCGCACCGTCCCGCCGGAGGAGGCGCGGGCGCGCGCCGCCGGCAGCTGGCCCGAAGACCCCGCGCTGAAGGCCGCGCGGCTGCGGCACCTGCAGGCGACGGACGCCCGCTTCCAGGCGGCCGGGCGCGGCCCGCTGTACGGCGACGATTCGCCGGTCATCCAGCGGGTGAAGGCGGCGCTCCTCAACGGCGCCATTGGGGACCCGGAACTGGCCGAGCGCGTGACGAACCACGCGGACCCCCAGGTCCGGGCCATAGGCGATGCCGTCGGATCGGTGGCGCCCACGCTGGAGCCCCTGCGCCGCGGCGCGGCCGCCGGCGAGCTGGCGCCGCTTGGCATCCAGGATGAGCTTCGCGGCGCCCTCGCGCGCGTGGCCGACCCCTCCCGGCCGGCGCCGCGCGATCCCACGACGGCGGCGATCGGCGACCTGATGCGCGACAACGCCGCGCACCCCGAGGAAATCGCCAAGGGTCTTCACCGCTACGCCGAGCTGCACCTGCTGGCCGACCGCGAGGCGCCGATCGCCAAGGAGGAGCTGGCGCGGGCCGCTTTCGACCCGGCGGAGCGCCAGCGGGCGGGCCAGATCATCCCGCTCGAGGAGAGTACGCCGGTGTCGCTGCCGGCCAAGCCGAAGCCGATCATCGGCAAGCCCGGCGAGCAGGGCTTCATCTCGCTGTCGTCGCGCGGCCAGCGCTTCGGCACCAGCTCGCCGCTCTCCCGCTGGTTCTCGGTGGACGGCAAGTTTGCCGCGATGGGCGACGACCTGCGCGGGTTTACCAAGGCTGCCGTCAACACCAAGGACTTCAACCTGCTGGCGAGAAGCGGCCAGATCACCGCGGAGGTGCGGGACTTCGGAGGCGCCTTCGATCGCTACTACCAGGCGATGCGGAAGGTGGACCCCGCCGTCGAGCGCGGGCCGCTCCTCGATCACGCCATGTCCTACCTTCGCGGCGAGACGGACGGCGCCGACCTGCCGCGGGACCTGCGCCTGGCGACCGACGCGATGCGCCGCGGCTACGACGCCAACACCGACCGCATGCTCTCGACGCCTGGCTTCATCGGGCCGTCGATGAAGGAGACGCTCGAAGCCAACCGCGGCACCTACGCTGCGCGCACCTTTGAGCGCTACACCAACCCCGATGCCTGGGCGAAGAAGGTCTTCGAGGACCCGCGCGAGAAGTGGCGCCTCGACGCCTTCACCGAGTGGGCGATGGGCGAGCACCCGGAGTGGACGGAGGACAACGCCCGCGGCTACGCGCGGCAGCTGCTGCTCGACGATCCCGGCGCGCTGCGCGACACCGTAGCGCTCCAGAAGGGGAACATCGGCAGCCAGGGCCGCGAGAACCTCATCCGCCGCATCGGCGCCGGCGCCACGGACGAAACCAGCGAGGGGCTCTTCGGCGCTGGCCTGCCGCGGCAGATTGATGACCTCCTCGGCCTGCACCGCGACCCCGCCATGAGCTACCAAATAGGAGCGATGCGCGCGGCGCGGGACCTCGAGGTCTACGACCTGCACATGAAGCTGCTGGCGAAGGACCAGCAGATCGCCGCGTCCGGTGGGCGCCCGCTCTTCACCCTCCAGCCGACCGAGGATGGTCCGTTGCGCATCGGCGGCAATGGCCCCCTCAAGAACCTGCACACGTCGCCCGAGGTCGCTGCGGTGATCCGCGGAACCGACTCGACCAGCGGCAAGCAGGCGCTGTGGCTTCGGTCGCTCCTGACCGCGAACGGCTACTGGAAGACCGGCGTAACGGCGCTCAACTTCCCGGCGGCGCCGCTGCGAAACCTCCTCTCTTGGCACATGCAGTACCTCGCGGGGGGGCACTTCACCGAGGCCATGCCAGGCGTGCCGGAGGTCGATATCGCGCGCCACATGCCCATGCTGGTGGAGGCCAACCTGGGGACCAAGTACGGGGCGATCCTGAAGCTGCAGAACGCCCTCCGCGAGTCGATCCAGACCGCCGACGGCGCCGGGCTCCGGGAGCAGACTCTTGCGGCGCGAAGGGCCGAGATCTACAAGCTGCGCGAGCTGGGGGTGCTGGGGCAGAGCACGATGCGCGCCGACCTTGAGGCGTACAACCCGCTGGAGCACGGTGGCCCGAAGGCGGCGCAGAACGTGGTGCGCAACCTCGGCGCCGCCTGGTCGATCGAGCACGACGGCGGTAAGCATCTCTACTGGCGCGCCGAGCGGTCGAACCTGGCCTGGGCCAACCCCTCAATGGCGCCGGAGCTCCTGGACCAGCTGGCGGCCGAGCGCACCCGCGCCGCCACGCCCACGCGCTCCGAGGTGGTTCCGGCGGCGCGCGCCATGCGGGCCAACCCCTTTGTCGGCCCTTTCCCGAGCTGGCACGCGGAGAGCGTCCGAAACACGCTCAACAACCTGCGCATCGGGCTGACCGACCTGGCCGACGACAACCCGCGCATGAAGGTGCTCGGCGCCAAGCGCCTAGCGGGCCTGACCGTCGCGAGCCTGGTACGCTACGGCGCCATCCCCGCCGTCGCTTCCTGGCTCTTCAACACGGACGAGCGCCACGTAGACGCGCTCCGCAAGCTCATGCCCGAGTACTACCGCAACACGGTGGCGGTGGTGACCAGTCGGGCGGGCGGCCTCATCCGCTACCTCAGCCTCTCGCCCTACATGCCGCAGTCGAGCTGGCAGGACGCGGTGGACGCGGTGCTGCGGGGTGTGCATGAACATCAGCCGGTGGATGGCCTGATCGATGGAATTTCGGAGTGGATGAACCACTTCATCGACCCCGAAGCGATCGCGAAAACGGGCATCGATCTCGCCTATAATCAGCAGCGCCGCGGCTCGCTGCTCGACCAGGCCATGAACCCGCTTCGCACGCACCCGCGCACCCTGCAAGGCCCCCCCGTCTACCTCGAAGGCGCCGGCGCTGCGACGGCAGCGCCGCAGGCCGGCGCCTTCCTCTGGCGCAACCTGGCGCCCGGCGCCGCCCGCGAGGGAGAGCGGATGGCTCGCGCGAGCGGGGACTTCGGCCTCTCGAACGTCAACGCGCGGGGCAAGCAGTACAACATGAGCGACGAGGAGGCGTCCCTGGCCGGCATTCGCTTCTCGACTATCGACGCCAACGCAGCGCTGGCCTCGACGGGCCACGATCTCAACCAGGCGATCACCGACAGCAAGGGCTACTACTCCCAGCAGCGCAGCCAGTCGCAGAACGACCCGCGCACGGCGCTGGAGGCCAAGGGCGCGGCGAACGCCAAGTACAAGACGGCGTGGGACGAGGCCGCGGACAAGGTGCAGGCGGCGCGCCAGCTCGGCGTGCCGGACGGTGCCATCTTCGGCAACCTGGTGCGCTCCGGCCTGCCGCCGCGGGTCGCGCGACAGGTGATGGCTGGCCAGTTCCAGCCGCTCACGCTCACGAAACCGTACCGGCCGCCCCGCGATCTCGTCGGGGAGGGGATGGAGGGACTCCAATGACAGAGCACCGCAGCGCCGGCCACGGCTTCAACCTCAACACGCTCTTCATCGCCGTGAGCCTCGTGGCAATCCTCTGGGGCGGGGCGTGGGAGGGTGGCAGGATCATCTTCGCGGTTGGGCAAAAGGCGGCGGTGCTGGAGGGGAGGCTGGACGACATGGGACGCCAGCTCGTTGCGCTGCGCGCCGCGGCCGCCGATGATCGCGCGGCCTCGAAAGACGCCATCTCGGGACTGATCCGCAAGCAGGATTTGCTCGGTTTCGAGGTGGGAGAGATTCGCCTGGTGCTGGCTCGCGCCGGACTTGATCCGGGAAGGAGAAGGCAATGAGCAACGGACATGTGTGCTGCATCCTGGGCGTGTGCTGCCCGCCGCCGGCGCAGGAGAAAGCGCTTGAGGCATTCCTTGATGCGAACTGCTACTTCGCCCCCGACAGTATTGTGTCTTCTGCAGATGTGGCCAGGCTCATCCTCGGGAAGTTCGACCTCGCGCCGAAGGGAGCGGGGGCGCATCTCGTGGGCATTGCCAAGTCCGCATCCCTGGCCGGTAAGGACGGCGCTGATATGGAGCAGGCCGCCGTGGACGGTATCGCTGATCTCTACGCCCCGATCCTGGCCGAGCCGGCTCCGTGACGGCGCGCCGCCCGGTTCCCGGCGAGGGCGAGCTCTCCACCTACCAGCGCTTCCGCGACCGCCTTCTTCTCGGCCTCGCGGCCGTGGTGGTCATGCTCATGGGTTTCTTCGTGCGCCAACTCGCCGCCGACAACGAGGCGCAGCGCGCGGCGATCACCATGGAAATCAGTGCGGTCCGCGGGGAGATCATGGAGGTGAGGAACCGTTTGACGGCCGACCAGGTGGCCAGCAGCGGGCAAACCGCAGCCGTCGCCGCGCAGGGGGCTGAAGCCCTCCGGCGCCTGGACGGGATCGATAAAAAGCTCGACGCGATGACCGCGGCGAGACGGTAGGTGCGCAGCCGAAGGCGGGAGGCGCGCGGGTCGCAGCCGGCGCGCCTTCGGTTCGGTAGGGTCTGGGGTGGGAGCGACTCAGGCGGGAGACTGCGGGGTGGGAGCGGTGGGCTCCCTCGGGGTGGGGCGACAGCGGCGAAGCACGTGGCCGGGAAACTTGTAGTTCTTTATCCAAGGCCAGAGAGTCGGCATTGTCGCTGGCTCCAAGTTCCATATCGTCATCGGGGGCCCGCCGCTCGCGAGGCGAACGACCGCGCCCTCCGTGAAAACGGGAAGCTCCTCGGGAAGGAATCGTCCCCTGCGGCGCCGGGGCCCGCGCCTGGGCTTCGCCTCGCAATCTTGAACAAAGACCTCGGGGGTGCTCACCTGGGGGCGGCCTCCTCGCCCGCGCGAAGGTCGGGCGCAGCCTTGATCTCGGCCGTCGGCCGCCAGGCGTTGTTGGCGATGGCCGTGATGACCTCCGTGGCACGATCGTAGCTCACCTGCGGGTTGAGCCCATAGCGGGCCAGGAGGCCGGCCTGCTTGAGGGTGCAAAGCCCCTGCTCGCGGCGGGCGTGGAGCGCGGAAATCATGTCGCTCGCCGTGGCCCTCTCCAGGTTTTCCGCCTCCTTCACGCCCCAGCGAGTGAGGAGGCCAACCTGGGCCGTGGTCGCGCCGGCGCCGCCCTGCCGGCCAGGCCGGGCGACGACGCCGGCGAGCAGCAGCTGCTCGTCCAGGCGGGTGAGCTTGAACCGCACCGGCCGCTTGTGGAGGTCGCGCTGAAGCTCCTCTTGGGTGACATCCAGCTCGCCCTGCCGCATCGCCTCGAGCGCGTCGATCGGCCCCTTGCGCGCGGCGCGCATCGCCTTCGAGCGCACGTTTTCGTTCTCCCCTCCGTCGAGGATGTCGAGGCCGCAGACGAGCTTGTGCCGGCCGGCGTTGCCGGTGATGTCGAGGAGCAGGCAGTCGCTCTTTCCGGGGAAGAGGCGCGTCCCGCGGCCCGCCATCTGGGCGTAGAGGCTGCGGCTCTTCGTCGGCCGCGCCATGATGATCGCGCCGATGCAGGGGATGTCCACGCCCTCCGTGAGCACGCCGACGTTGACCACGAAGCGCAAGCGCCCCTCGGCGAAGTCGCGTAGCGTGCGCTTCCTCTCGTCCGGCGGGGTGGTGCCGAGCACGACCTTCGCTGAGCCGGGGAGCCGATCGTCGAGGTTGGCCGCCAGCAGCTCGGCGTGGCGCACCGTGGCGGCGAAGATGAGAGTAGGGCGCCCCTCGCACTGCTCGGCCGCCACCTTGACCACGCCGGCCACGCAGCGAGGCTCTTCCATGGCGTTGCCCAGCTCGGTGTCATCGAGGTCACCGTGGTGGACGTGGACGGCCGAGAGGTCCAAGGACTCGATCTCGACCAGGTAGACGGACAGCCGGGAGAGCCAGCCGTCGGTGATCGCGTCGCGCAGCTCGTAGGCGAAGGCCACAGACCCGAAGATCTTGCCCAGCGCGGCGCCGTCGTGCCGGTCCGGCGTGGCGGTGACGCCGAGCTTGTGAGCCGGCGCGAAGTGCTCGAGGATGTTTCGGTAGCCGACGGCCGGAGCGTGGTGTGCCTCGTCAACCACCACCAGGCCGAAGGTGCCGCGGTCGAAACGGGCGAGGCGTTCGCCGCGCAGGGATTGAACCGACGCGACCACCACGTCCTCCCCGTGGCTGCGCTCGGCCGCCTTTTCGATGCCTACGGAGGGCCAGCGTACCGCGGCGAGCTGATCGTGAATCTTCTGGGCGCCTTGCCGGATCAGCTCTTCCCGGTGGGCGAGAACGAGCACGCGCTCGCCCCGCTGCACCCTTTCGGCGATCAGCGAGGCGAAAACGACTGTTTTTCCGCAGCCGGTGGGTAGCACGAGCAGCGTCGAGTGCGGGGGCTCGGCCAGCGCCCGCCGGATGCCCGGCCAGGTGTCCTTCTGGCCCTGGAGGGCGGCGAGCTGATAGGGACGCAGGTTCATGGCTTGAACCGGGAGAGGACGCGCATGCGCTCTCGCAGGATCTCTCTCACTTCGGCGAAGACTCGGTGCGCCTGGCGCGCTGACCCATCGACGGCGCTTACGAGGGTCACAGTCACAACGATCACGGCAACCTCCCCTGCGCAGGCTGCGCATGCTTGCCCGCGAGGAAGCCGCGGACGATCGCCAGCTCCGGCGCGCTCAGCTTCAGCTTGTCTGGCACCGGGATCTCGTTTTGCCACACTCGCCCTCCAGGTTGAGCGACGCCGGCTGCTCGCCCTCGGCGCGCGCCTTCGCGTCCTCGTTGATTTCGGTGAGGAGCTCGTCGTAGAGGTGGGCGGGGAGGGCGTCGACGGGGGCGCCGAAAGCCGCCGCGGCCCAGGCGCAGAAGGCGGACCACCCGTTCTCGCCATGGCCGCCGAAGCCGGTTTCGTGCGCCCGGGTCCGAAGGGCGACGAACTGGTCATCGCTGAGCAGTTCCCCGGGGGCTGCACCCGCCAGCTCCTCCTCCATGGCCTTCGTGCCAGCGCGGTACGCCCGCGCCCGCCGTTTCGCCCGTTCGATCACCTTGCCGGCGCTCGCCTCGATCACGCCGCCTGGCGCCTCCGGCGTCACGTCGATCGCCGCGGTCTCGATCAGCTCGTCCTTGGTGTACAGCCCCGCCAGCACGTCCCCGTAGACGGCGCGGGCCAGGTTCGTTTTGGCGCGGGCGCGCAGCATGGCGGCGGGGTTCTTCTGCCAGTTTTCCTTGGTGAGCAGCCCGGCGATCTTGGCGTCCTCGATCGTGTAGCTGAGGATGACAGGCTTCGGCTGCCCCTTGCGCTGGGTGCTGTAGGTGGCCTTGGTCGCGCTCGAGTCCTCCAGCATGAAGTATTCGGCCGCCCCGCTCCGCTCGACGAGGCCGTAGAGCAAGTCGGCGGCGTAGGCCACCTGCGGCCCCTTGGAGGAGTCGAAGGGGTAGATCAGCTCGATACTTCTCATCACGGTCAGGCCGCGCTCCCGCCCGCGCCACAGCACCAGCAGAACGGTGTTCGGCTGGTTGCGGTAGATCGTCGGGGCGATGGGCGACCGCGCGATCAGCTCGGAGATGCGCACGAGGCCCGGGAGGTCGGTGGGCTCGAAATCGAGGGGCGAGAGCGCTACGTCCTGGCCGTCGCGTCGCAGGGTGGCGATCTCGCCGACGAATGCCTCGCGGCTGGCGAGGTTGGTGCCGGGGTCCGACTCGGCCTTCACGGGGGCGCTCAAATGGTCTCCTTCTCGGGCAGCATGGCGGAGAGAAGCTCCCGGACGCTTAGCGTCCAGGAGCCGCCGGCGGCGTCGGCGGCGGCGGCGGCGGCGCGGGCGGCGGCGCGGGCGGCGGCGCGGGCGGCGTCGTCGGCGGCGGCGTCGCGGGCGGCGGCGCGGGCGGCGTCGTCGGCGTCGGCGGCGCGGGCGGCGGCGTCGGCGGCGCGGGCGGCGGCGCGGGCGGCGTCGTCGGCGCGGGCGGCGGCGTCGGCGGCGGCGCGGGCGGCGGCGTCGGCGCGGGCGGCGGCGCGGGCGGCGTCGCGGGCGGCGCGGGCGGCGCCGGCGGCGGCGCGGGCGGCGTCGTCGGCGCGGGCGGCGGCGTCGGCGGCGGCGGCGTCGGCGGCGGCGGCGTCGGCGGCGGCGTCGGCGGCGGCGCGGGCGGCGGCGTCGGCGGCGCGGGCGGCGGCGTCGGCGGCGCGGGCGGCGCGGGCGGCGGCGCGGGCGGCGTCGTCGGCGGACGGGCGGTCGATCACGGGCGCCAACCCCTCCAGCGAGACCGCAAGCGCGTCAAGCCCTGCAGCGCGCAGGGCGCGGGGCGCGGCCTTGCGGCAGGCCCAGTCTGCTGCGGCGTAGGCGCGCTCCATCATCTTGCCGTCGCCGGCGGTGCCGAGCGCTACCAGAACGAACGGCAAGAGCACTTCCGTGCGCCGCTTGTCGCTCTCCCAGTGGTGCGCGTCGTTGAGTGTACGAAACACGCCGCCAAACTCGGGCGACATGCACTCGGGAACCAGGTCGCGCACGTGGCCGTAGCGCGCGAAGTGGGCCGCCTCCATCACGCAGTTGCCTGGATTCCGTTCGCCGTGAGAGCCGTGGCTGAAGGGCACCTCCGCGGCGCGCCGGAGGAGGCGCTCCCTGACCATCTCGACAGTGACGACCTCGATCTCTTCGTTCATACCTTCCCCTTTCGGAGGACTCGAAACTCGGTGGGCGCCACCTCGTAGCCGGCGCGGGATTGGTGCTTGTAGGTGTACTTGGCGCGAGCGACGCCGCCCGCGGTGAAGATGGCCGTCGTCGCGTCGCCGATCGCCTCGCGGAGACGGTTTTCCAGGAGCTTGACCAGCTCCTCGGCGTCCTTCAGCTCCAGCTTGGCGCCCTCCAGGCGGTGCGCGTCGTCGGCCAGGCCGATATCCTCCAGCGTGATCGTCTCGCCGCGGTCTCTGGGGTGCAGGCGCTTGAGAGCCCGCGTGCAGCTCGGCGAGGCGTCCACGGGCGGCGGCACGTCAGCCTGCACGTGATCGACCCAGAAGCGCTCCTCCTCCTCAAGGAGCAAGTCCATCAGCTCGGCGTCGGGCTCGACGTGGTAGAGGCGGAAGTCGCCGAAGCCGATCCAGGCCGCAATCCACGCCTCGCTCCAGCCGCCTACGTGCATCTGATGGTGGACCTGGGCGAGCGCGTAGCTGGAGGGAGCGCTCTGCCAGTCATCGGCGGCGAAGGATTCGACCGTTTTCACTTCGACGGGCCCACGAATCGTCGAAAAATGGGGCGTGTCGGCCGATGCCGCCGCCAGGTCGGGGGTGGCAGACCGGAAGTCACGTATGAAGCCCACCACCTCGGGCGCCAAATGCTCGACATCGCCGTCGAAGTTGGCGGCGATGTAGCGATTGGGCCACACCACGAGCCGGGGGTCGCGGTGGCGGATTTCGGTGATTGCCGGGTGTTCCAGGTAGTGCCCTACCCGGAACCGCAGCGCCAGCTTCTCGTCCGGCTCCTCCTCCTCCAGCCGCCCCGTCTTCTCGGCCCACAGCGCATAGAGGCTCTTCGAGCTGGTAGACTCGGCCTGATGACCGAGCCCGAGGATGACCGGCGCATCGGAGCTGCCGAGCGTCTTGCGGCGCGCGGCGAGCCAGGAGGCGCGATCGGGGTAGGAGACGACGGTGGGGACGGAAGGCTCGATCATGAGGGCCACTCCAAGAAGCCGTTCTCGCGTAGCCATTGCGCCCACGCGCACCGCGCCCGGGTCATCCACGCCCTGAGATCGCGGGCCGGCCACCGGGCGAGGCAGCGGGAGATGTGAAGGCGTAGTGCGTCGTCAAGTTCCATGCCGTGACGATATGCCCCTATTAGGGGGCTGTCAATACCCAAAGGAGAATCGATGACCAACCCCACTCCTCCGCAGAATCCGCTCGGCCCATGGCTCGCGACGCAGCCCGCACCGGGCGCCCTCCTGGGCGGCCTTCCCGACCCTCGGCCGCTCCTCAAGACCGAGTGGCTCCTCGCCGGCGAAACCCTCGGCGGAAGCGGCACCTTCGATCCTACCAAGCCCCTGGTCTTCGGCACCGCGGCGGAGATCGCGGCGGCCGAGAATGCTCGGTACGGCGCGGGCTTCTCCTCCAACTTCGGTGTGGTCAATGGCGAGGGCAAGAACCTCGACATGACCGCGCTCTACAACGCGGAGGGTTGGGAGCTGCCGCCGTCGCAGCAGGACTTCATGGATGCCCAGGTGGTGGTGGGCGCGGCCGCCGCAATCCAGCAGGCGCAGGGGGTGACTCCGGCGACCCAGGCGGCGGCCGCAACCGCCGCGCAGCAGGCCGCGGTGGCCCACCAGGCCGAGCTTCGCGCGCAGTGGCTGGCCAACCCCACCGGGCCGCGTCCGGCCGGCCTGGCGGTCACGCCGGGCGTGCTGGAGCTGTGGGGGCCGATCTTCTCCGTGTCGGTCCCCAAGGCGGGGCAGAGCGGCACCGGCGTGCCGAACGTGCTCAACTCCCAAGCGGGCTGGTTCAGCTTCCCCGGCACGCCGCTCGCTCCCCAGGTATTTGTGAGCGTGCAGGATCTCAGCAAGCCCGGCGGGCCGCCCTCCTGGTGGGTGAGCTACGGGGGCGCGACGGACCAGGGGTTCGCGCTCCAGGTCACCAACAACGTGACCGGGCTGACCCACACCTACACGCATCCGCAGGGGAGCATCCTGGGGGTGGTGGACACGGGCACTTTCGCGTAGACGTGGAAACGCCCCGGCGATGCGGTGCCGGGGCGTTGTTGTCTTCAGCGCAGGAAGAGTGCTGCGGCCGGCGGACAGCCCGGCTTGGGGTGCTTCTTCGAGCACCATTTCGCTTCGGCGGGAGTTGCGGCGGCCAGGACGAAAAGGAGGAGGAGGAGGCCGCACCAGGTGGCGATGACGCGATGGCGCAGGTCGTGGCCGGCGTGGCAGCGGTGCGGCTGGGCGGGGCCGGCGTGCCCTTCGGCGTCGTGCCCCCCTACCAGAGAGCACATGAGTACGCGAGCTCCTGCCCCCGAGCCGGCGACCTGAGCGTTGCTGCAGCGGTCCTCCTCGGGAACGCAGAAATCCGGAGAGCGGCGGTCCGCCTGCACATATGCGGCGAGCTCGCGGAGCTTTTCTGCGATGTGCTCATTGAGGCTTTGCATGTTCGTCTCCTTCGTGTGTCGAGCTTGAGCGCTCGCGGTGACGCCGGCCGGAGCCGGCGCCAGGGCTCAGAGGGTGTAATCCGCGACCAAGGTTCCGGTCGCGCGATCGAAGAATTGCACACTGTGCGAGCCCGATAGGTAGGCGGGGCCGTGGACGGATCGCTGGCGCCGCGTTCCAGGATGGCGCTTGTGGAGGCGGTTGATTTCGGCGGTGATCTGTGTGTGCGTCATGGTCGATCTCCTTTTTCGTTGGCTGCGATCTGAGGGCATGATAGGGCATCGATAGGCCCCTGTCAAGTGGCATCTTGCGGGGTGCGCCGACGGGATGGTACGATGCGCCGCTGGAGGTACCGCCACATGCCAAAGGGTGTCTTTGCCGCCAGTACGATCGTGTAGTCCGTGCCGGGATTGGCGCAGTAGAGGCGCGCCTGCATTTTCTCCGCGTCTTCGAGCGTCAAGCTCCAGCCGACCACCCATTCAGCATCATCTTTCGAGGCCACGATGTTGTAGAGCTCGGTGGCTGCGCGATAGGTGTTCTGGGCGTAGGGGCCTTGGGCGATACGCTCCGGGGAGGCGGGGCGAATCGTCTCGCCGTTGTCGCTCACCGGCGCGCCGGCCTCGGCGCAGTACGCGGCCAACGCCTCGCTCGGGCTCTCGGCGTCGTACAACCCCATGTCGAGTCCGGCTTCGTTTATGATCTGGTAGAGCATTGCACCCTCCTTGGGTTGGCTGCGATCTGAGGGCATGATAGGGCATCGATAGGCCCCTGTCAAGGAGTATCTTGCGGAGTGTCGCTTGCGAGCATCTTGCTAGCGCCGCGCTAGCACTTTGCTAGCCTTGACGCGGCCGCGCGCAGGGATGCTACAATGCGCCCCCATTGGAGGTCCCACATGCCAAAGATGGCCCAGATCAGGGTGTACATCCCGCACCAGACTCTTGTGGCGCTCAACCGCCGGGCGGCCAGCGCCGGTATCACGCTCTCGGAGGTGGTGCGGCTGACGCTGCGTGCCGGCCTGAGCGGTCGGAGGGGCGATGTGCTGCCTGCGGCGCCCGATGCCGAAGCTGCCCCGCTGGAAGCGGCGCCGGCCGCCTGAGCCGGCGCCATGGGCGAGCGATTCCGCAAGATCGACCCCCGGATTTGGAATGACGCCCGCTTCGGGGCGCTTTCCGACGACGGGCAACTCGCATTCATTTTCCTGCTGTCGCACCCCGCAATGACCACGCTCGGCGGGATGCGCGGCACCGCCGATGGCTTGGCGGCCGAGAAGGGATGGGCGGCGCAGAGGATGCGCCGTGCGCTGCTCGAGCTGTCGGTGGTCGGCCCCGGTCACGAGTTCGCCATGGTCGAGCACTGGCCCCTTCTGATCGCGCTTCCCCGCTTCCTGCGCTACAACCCCCCCAACGGCCCCAACGGCGTCACCCTGGCCTGGCCGGCAGCTGTTCCTCTCCTGCCGGAGTGCCTTGGCCGCCACCGCGTAGTGGCGCGCGCCATCGCCTGCGTGGAGTCCTTGAGCGAGAAGTTCAGAGCTGATCCGGGCGTCCAGGCTGCCTTGGATGCCATGCGCCTCACCATCCAGCATGCCAAGCCTGATGGCGTGGGACATGCCATGCCACATGCCATGTCGGACGGCATCGACCATGGCCTCTCGCGCGAGGGAGCTGGGAGCTGGGAGCTGGGAGCTGGGAGCTGCCTTACACCCCCTGACCCCCCTCGGCTTCCGGGGATGGCATCCGACATGGCATCCCCCTCGGCGCCGGCCAAGCGCCGGAGCGCGCGCGACCAACCGCTCCGATTGCACCGGGACCCCGAGCTGACCTGGCGCATCGAGCAGTGCTGGGAGCATGCCTGCGAAGCCCGCCGCAGGTTCTACCGCTCCGTCAACGGCGCCGCCGGGCCGCCACCGACGCTCACCCCAGCGATCCGCGACGCCATCGCCGCGGCGATCGAGCTCCACGACAGCGCCCTCCTCGGCGCCGACCAGCGCGACGCCTGGCTCGCTGCCTCCAAGCCCTACGCCGCCGGCGTAGGGCTTTTCCTCGACCCGTGGATGACCGGCGAGCACAAGGACAACGACCTGCGCAACGGCGGCAAGCGCTACCTGGAGCCGGAGAGGGCCTGGTTGCCGCAGAAGGGCAAGCCCGACCCGGTAGGGCGCTTCGCCGAGCTTTGCTTCGACCAGCGAGCCGCTCGACAGGCCGCAGCGGCCGCCAAGGAGCCGACGCCATGAGCACCGAGGAGTCCCGCTGCCGCTGCGCGGTGCCCACAGGCTGCTGGGGCAACCACGGCTGGCACTTCTACCGCTACGATCAGCAGCGGCTCGCCGCCGACGCCGCGCAGCGGATGCGCGAGGAGGGCCTCGTCGGCTCGCCGGCGGAAGCGCAGCACCGGCAGCGGCTCAGCGATCAGCTCCGTACCTACCTCGGCGTAGCGGTCGCCTACGCTCCCTGCCCGGCGTACCGGGCCGCGATCTCGCGCCAGCGGGATGCGCAGCGCGGTACGGCGGCGACGAAGGGCCAACGACGGCTGGAGGGGTGATGTGGGACTTCGGGATGGTTCGCAGGCTCTATGCGCTCGATGGTCGCTACCCCCCCCTGCCGGAGGGTTCCATGGCGGCACTGAGTGCTGAGTTCCCGGATGTGCGCCGAGCCAGGCGGGCGCTTGCCGTGCTCGAGGCGGCAGCGGCGCGTGACGCCCGGCGGGTTAGTCCGCGTCTCCCACCGGCGACGACTGATCCCCAGAAACGCGGTTGACATAATAGCGCTTATCAGACGTTGCGACGATAAACCCAATGCCGTCAACAACTTACAACGATCAGTCGTTGCGCGATCATTACGCTGTGACTGAAAACGATGCGCAGATTGCAGTTGCATTGCAGTCTAGCCAATACTGAAGGGGGGGTATTTGCCCACGCCGACTCAGCCCCAGAAATCTAACCCCTCAGGCGAACCCCTCGTCCGCACGGGGGCCGACCGTCGCTGGTACGATCAGCCGGTGCTCGAATCTCCGCCGGAATCCCCGGAATCGCCGAGAGCCGCAAGGCGCCGCGAACGGAAAGCCCGTTCTTGCCACCCAGCTTCGAGCGTAAGCCCCGATCTCGACCGACCCGCCACTCCGGTATGTCTTTCCGCCGATCGTCGCTCCTAGGCCCCGCCGGACGCGGAGAAAGGGCATCGCCCATGACGCAGCACATCCCGAATCCGCCGCTCGGCCCCTACGACAGGCAGGACTCCCGCGGCAGGGTGCGGACGTTCCTGGGCCTCGGGCACCCCTACGCCAACTCGGCAGGCTGGCAGTGGCGCAGCCGGCTGGTGGTGATGCAGGCCCTGGGGCGCCGTCTCGGCCCCATGGAGCACGTCCACCACGTCACCCGGAACCGCGCCGACGACCGGCTGGAGCAGCTCGAAGTGCTGGCGTGCGAATACCACCAGCGGCTGCACGCGTTTGCGGTGTCGATCTACCGCCAGCGCGATGGCCGCTGGGGCCTCGTGCCGGAACCGGCGACGTTCGATTGGCCGCGAGCGGGAGCGGTTCTCGGGCCGGCGGCGCGGCAGGGGGGGGGTTGACGCCGAAAGCGGCGCCCCGGTACAGTGAGCGTCCACCATGGCGAAGCTCACGAGCAAGGAGCGCAGCGCCCTCCCCGCCGGCGATTTCGGGGGGCCGGACCGCAGCTACCCGATGCCCGACGTGAAGCACGCCGAGAACGCCAAGAGCCGCGCGTCGCAATTTGCCGACCCGGCGCTCAAGGCAAAGATTTTCGCCAAGGCCAACGCCATCATCGCTCGGCGAGGCAAGGGCTGATGCCCCGCGCGGCGAAAGCACCCGACGCTCAGCCGCACCCCTCCGGTCACGTCTTCGACGAGACGGAGGGCCGGTGCCTCAGGTGCGGCTGGCACTTCCGCATGCACAACGTTGCGACCGGCGGCGGCCACACCCTGCCGCTGCCGCAGTACCGGCAGACCGAGCGCGACCCCTGGACCAGCGTGCGCCAGAACCTCAACCTGCCGCCGCAGTGGCCGCGGTGCCCGGCGGTCGATCAGGCAGCCCCCGCCGCGCCGGTACCGCTCGAGGACTTGGAGTGATCTGGCTCGTCCTCGGCCGGCTCGCGCTGCTCGCCTTCGTGATCGGCTGTGTCGTGCTCCAGATCCACGCCTTCCGCCACCCCGAGGACGGCCAGTCGTGATCGCCCATCCTCGCGAGGAGATGAGCGCCGAGGAGTTCCGGCGCAAGTACCGGACGATCCCGGCGCGGCGCTCCAGCGGCCCATCCGTCGGCGAAGAGACGCTGGCCCGCGAGCTACTGGCCTTCGCCTCAGGATCGGGTCCCACTGCACCCCCAGGCGCCGGAGGCCGCCGGCCTGTAGCCGTCGCCTCCGATGGCGCGGATTGGGAGCTTGGCACCTTCGTCCGCGAGTACTCGTTTCACGTGGAACGTCGGTGGCGCTTCGACTTCGCGTGGCCCGCGCGGAAACTCGCCGTCGAGGTGGAGGGCGTCACCTACGGCGAGAAAGGCGGCCGCCACCAGCGCGCTGCGGGCCTCGAGGGCGACTGCGAAAAGTACAACGCCGCCGTGCTGCTCGGCTGGCGGGTTCTCCGCTTCACGCCGCGGCAGATCAAGCGCGGCGAAGCGCTCCCGGTGATCGAGCGAGCCCTGCGCGGCGCCTGAGCCATGGCCCTCACGCCCCCCTTCGATCCCCTCGCGGGCCAGGACAGCCGCCGCTTCTTCGATGGCGGCGTCGTCCCCGACGATTGGCGCGCCGTCACCTTCGACACCGACCTGACCGATCACGTGGTCGGCCTCTACGTCGGCGCCGGCGGCAACATCTCGGTCTACATGTGCCAGGCGCAGAGCGGTAGCTCGCCGGTGACGATCGTCGGCGCGGTCACCGGCTCGATCATTCCCGGCCGGTTCCGCGTCGTCAATAGCGCCGGCACGACCGCCTCCAACCTCATGGCGCTGCTCTTCCTGTGAGCCCGCTGGGCACAGGCGTTGCGGTCGGGCTCTCCGTCGGCTCGCACCATAACCTCGACGGCCTCGGGGGCGGAACGCCGCCCGGCGCCGACATGGAGCTGATCGACGACAACGGCGCCGACCTCGAGCTGCTCGCCGACTCCGGTTCCGATACCGAGCTCCTCTGATGGCGAACGCCACCATCCCGGGGCTGGCCGCGATCGCCGCGCCCCTCGCCGCCACCGATCTTCTCTCGGTGCGCCGCGGCGCCCAGACTCGCAACGAGAAGGCGCAGATGACGGACCTGGCCGCCGCGCTCGGCGCCGCCGGCCCAGCGCCGCTCGCCGGCTACGGCACCGTGACTTCGGTCGGCCTGACGACGCCTTCGTGGCTTGCTGTGGCCGGCTCCCCGATCGTCGGCGCGGGCACTCTCGCTCTCGGACCTGCCGCGAGCCAAGCCGGCGGTCAGGTACTCGCCACCCCCGCGAGCGGCTCCGGGACGGTCACACCGCGAACGCTTGGCGCGCAGCATCTCGCGGGAGCCGGCGCCACCTCGGCGCTTCTCGGCGCCGTCAAGCTCGCCGGCGACCTCGCCGGGACCGCCAGCGCGGCTGCAGCGCCGGTCGTGGGCGGCTGGCAGGGGCAACCCCTCGACCCGACCACCATGGGCGCGCCCGCCTCCGGCAACGTCCCCACCTGGTCAGGCTCGGCCTGGGTGGCGCAGGCGCCGGCCGCCGGCGGTGGCCTCTCGAACCCGCTTGGTGCCGGCAGCCTCGGAGCGGCGTCGCTCCAGCTCGTTGCCGCCGGCGACGGCCTCTACCAACCGGCCTCGCACGTTGTCGGCATCCAGGCGGCCGGCCTGGACGTGATGCGCCTGGCCGCCGTTGCGTCCGCGGTCAACTACCTCGCCGCCACGGCGGCCGCCACCGGCAATCCGCCGCAACTCGCCGCCGCGGGTTCCGACACCAACATCGCGCTGCTCCTGGTGCCGAAGGGCACCGGCGTCGTGGGCTTCTTCGGCGCCGGGAGCGGCTACGCTGGGCTGAAGCCCCGCTCCGGCTTCCCCTACCAGATGCAGGTGTCGGACGGCGCCGGCTCCAGCCGGCAGCCCCTCTGGGTGGGCGGCGTCGGCGTCGGCGGCACAGTCGATAACTTCTCGGCCAACGACGCCTGGGTGACGCAGACCGGGGGCAATGAAGCCAACTTCCGGGCACGCTCTACCGGCGGCTTCGGCTGGACCGTCGGCGCGGACGCCAGCCAATCTCCAGATACCCAGCTCACGCGGCCAGCCGCGGGCGTCGTCTCGATCGATGATGCCACCTACGGTGACGCAGCGGGCCAGATCAAGGCGGCCTGCACCACCGGCTCCGGAACCGTCCTCGGCCTGGGAGCGAATTGCCCAGCCACCACCCTTACCGCCCCAGCCACCTGGCTCAAGGTCACCACCCAGGCCGGTGCGCAGGGCTACGTCCCCGTCTACGTCTAAGGGAGATTCCCATGGCCGGAAGCATACTGGATGTCACTCTCGATTACACCGTCGCCGACCCAGCCGGCAACGGGCAGCCCTCGGCCGAGCTGATCTACACCGACCCTGACACCAGCAGCGTGGTCCGGTCCGGTCACTTCATCGGCGTCCACGGCGGCGGTCCGCTCAACTTCCGCATCGTCCAGGGCAACCCGTCGCCCAGCGACACCGCCGGCTCGGTCTACGAGCTGAACGACCAGGGTCGCATCAACGAGGTCCCGACGTAGGCCATGGCCGACCTGCGGATCAGCCAACGGGACGCGCAGGCGATCCTCAACTTCCTGGCTCGCCACCAGGCGGAAACGCTGCACCTGATCGATGCGATCGCCAGCGCCCCGTTGGCTGATCCGCCGGCGCCGCCCGCGCCGCCGATGGGAGGCTCCATGCCGGTGGATACCCAGGCAGTGGCGGCCGCGCAGCGGGCAGCTCTTGGCAACGGCTAACCGGTGGGCGCCGTGGATCGAGCCCTTCATCCCCGCAACCGGGGGAACCGTCGCGATCAACTCGACGACGCCGACCACTCTCGGGGGGGCGTCCGTCACCTTCGTGCCGCACGTCAACACCCGCGTCGCGATCCCCTGGCAGATCCTTGCCTACGCCACCTCCAACGGTTCGGTCGGGCTCGTCGTGCAGCTCCTCGTCAACGGGGTGCCGAACACGCAGGAGCTCCAGTTCTTCATGCCGACGCTCTCGGAGGTCGAGCCGGGCTTCAAGATGGTGTCGGTCGATCTCCTCGCGCTCACCAGCTACGAGCTCCAGCTCCAGGCGGCGCTCGGCGCGAGCGGAGGCGCCTACGCCATCAACGCCACCTATACCGGCATCGGCCCGATGATCGCCATGCCAAACCTGCACTCGTAGTACACTGACCGCGAGAGGAGAACATCATGGGTCCAGGCGGTGACGGTGGTGGCGGCAAGGCGGGTGACTTCACGGGGCCGGAGCAGTCGCCGGCGATCGACGGCACGAAGCCCTGGAAGGGCTCCGTCGGCTTCGAAGGCGTCAAGCCGACGCACCCCTACGGCGAGCTGAAGTTCAACGACCTGCCCGGCGGCCGCGCGCCGAAGCCCGACAGCTCGGGCAACGGCGATAACGACGACAGCCGGCGGCGCCCCAAGTAGGAGGCCCTGCGATGCTCTCGCGCTACCAGAAGAGGAACGGAGTGGGGCAAGCCGCGCAGCAGCCGGCGGCGCTCCAGCTTCAGGGCCAGGGCGGCGGCGGCGCTTCGCCTCCCTCGGCGGCGCAGCTCGGCACCATCCAGCAGATCGCCGCCACGCAGGGTCCGGCCGCGGCTCAGGCCCATATCGCCGCCACCATGGGTCCTGGCGCGGCACAGGCCGTCCAGGGCGCCCTCCCTGCCGCCATCCAGAGCCGTGCCACCAATATCGTGCAGAACAAGGTCGGGCAGGCGCCGAGCGTGCCGCAGACCGGCCGCACCGTGCAACCCATGGCGCCAGGCGGCACGGCGCCCACCGTCGGTCGCACGATGCAGCAGCTCGCCGGACAAGCGCCTGGGCAGGCCACGGCCAGCAACGGCGTGCAGCAGGCTGCCTCGCAGCTCCGGCCGCCAAGCGCTCCCCTCGCATCGGCCGGCGGCGCGCAGATGGGCGGCTACGGCGCTGCAGCGACCCAGGCTGGCGCCTCGCAATTCGCCGGAGCCGGCAGCGGCGTACCGCAGAGCTTCGCCGCTCCCGGCGGCGCGCAGGCCGCGCAGGCCGCGACCGCCACGCAAGGAGCGGCCGGCGGTGCTTCTCCCCAGACGTTCGGCGGCATGCAGCAGGCCGCGACCGCGATCCAGGGCGCGGGGGGGGGCGGAGCCCCGCAAACCTTCGGCGGAACGCAGCAGGCCGTGAACGCCATCAGCGGCGCCGGCGGCACGCCTCAAACCTTCGGCGCGAACCAGGCCGCGGCGACCGCCTTTGGCGCCAGCCAGGGCGACGCCATGCGCCAGGCGATCGTGGCATCGTTGCAGAACGCGCAGCCGAAGCCCGGCGCCGCGGCGAGTCCGCCGGCCACGCTCGGTGTCCAGCCGCGCCCCGGAGTCGGCCCGATCGCCGCCGGTCCCCGGATGATGTAGGCTGGCGCCCTCATGCGCCGGCCGCCGCCCGACTGGACGAGGGAGAAGATCGCGGAGCGGCTCGCCGCCGGCGAGAGCGTCGTCGCGGTCCTCGATTCGTTCCTCGCCGCCTCCCCGAAGAAGAGCCGCTCCGCCTTTGCCGCCGACCTTGAGCGCTGGCGGAAGGAGGATGGCGCTTTCGCCGCGCTCCTGGGTGCCGAGACTGGCGCGGCGCCAGCCCCTCCGGCGCCGCGGGTCGAGGTGCTCCTGGATTCCCTCCTCGGCACCTTTGGCGAGCTTGCCGCTTGGCAGCAGGATTGCCTCCGCGTCTACGCCCGCACCAAGAGCAAGCTCGCCGCAGTCGCCGCGTGTCGGCTGCCCGACGGCTCGCCACTCTCGATGACTGCCTTGAACCGCCGCATCCTCCAGGGCGGTTCCGACTTCGAGCCAGCCCTGGCCGCGGCCTTCGAGGAGGTCGAGGCGATGTTCGTGGCGCAGGCCGAGGACCGGGTATGGGAGGAGCTGGACATCGCCCACCAGGCGGCGCTCCTCTCCGGCGACGCCCGCACGGCGCTCTGGGGGCAGCTCGAAGTGCTGGCGCGCCGCGGCGCACGGCAGGGCTGGCAGAAGAACGAGCGGCGCGAGATCGCAGGTTCCGTCGACCACAAGCACACGCTCTCGATCGAGCAGGCCGCCAACGCGGCAGCTGACTTCTCGAAGCGGTTCCTCAACCGGCCGGTGCCGGTGGTGCTCATCCCGGAGGAGGTCGCGCCATCATGAAATGCAGTAGTTGCGGAAATCCACTCCTGGCCGCGGGCATATTCCCCGGAGGCGCCCCCGCCTGCATAGAATGCACCTTCATGCTTGGGGCCGCTTACGTTTATTCCTTTCGCCGATACTGCGCGAAGTTCCCCTTGCGCGCGGAGGAGATCGCGTCGTGACGCCATGTTGCGGCTGGCGCCGGTGCGCGGCGTTGCCCCACATCTGGCTCGCCATCCTCATCTGTCAGCTTGAAATGGCGATTTTGCGACGACGACTCACCCTCGGAAAGGACGGCTTGGCCTGGCTGTATGTGATCGGGTGGTTGTCTTCGTTCCGGCGCCTCCTGGAGGACACCTCATTTGCAATTCTTCTCGGGCGCCGCGAATGAGGCACACCGTCGCCGTCTCCGCCTATCCGGGCCTCGTGGCCCCGCAGGAGATCGCCCTCCCTGTCTCTCTGGGCGAGTACGGGGAGCTGTGGCGGGATCTCGAAGCCATGCGCACCAGCGGCAGAAAGCAGGAGTGGGCCGCCAACATGCGCCTCTGGAGCGCCGCGGACCACTACTTTCTGCTGCGCTTCGTCCTCATGGCCGGCCGGACCGCCTGGTCGAAGCACCGCAACGAGCCGCACTTCCAGCATGAGGCGCACCTCGGCCTGGCCCGACGCATCCAGTTCGGCGACCCCGACAACGCGGTGCTGATCGGCGCGCGCACCTTCGGCAAGAGCACGCACCTGATCGCCGACGACGTGCGCCACAAGCTCAACGACCAGAACGATGCCTCCACCTGGTTTTCGCTGACCGGCAAGCTCTCCGAGAAGAAAATCGCCGCCATCCAGCGCGAACTCGAGGAAAACCAGCTCCTCATCGGCCTGTGGCCGGACCGCTTCTGGCGCAATGCCGAGGAGCGCCCCAGTTCGGTCAAGTGGAGCCAGCGGGACGGCCTGTCGATCAAGCGGACCACGACGCGGCCGGAGCAGAGCTTCGAGGCGCACCCCTTCGAGCGCTCGCTGCCTACCGGCACGCACCCCGATGGCCGGTACTACGACGACATCGAGGGCGACGCCAGCGACGACCTGGACGACCGCTGGGTATCGTCGCAGCGGCTCCACAGCGACAATCCGCGCCGCCGGGTGACGGGCACCTACTACCGCACGAACGGCATGATGGTGAAGCTTGGGATGAGCACGGACCGCGGCGGCTACGGCCTCGAAACCTGGCTCTACCCCGGCGAGGATCTGAGCCGGCCGGAGCCCAACCGCGACCTGGCCGGCCCGCTCGGCGGCACGCCCGCCAACAGCTTCAGCCGGGAGGCGCTCTGGGCGGAGCTGGCGCTGACCGGCGGCGCGCGGCGCGACGAGGAAACCGGCGAATGGAGGATGACCGGCAACAAGCTCGCCCGCCGCGACTACAGCAAGCAGATCGCCTGCGATCCGACGGCGGCGGACACCGGGAAGCTCAACTGGTCGCTCATCAAGCGTTACTCTCCGATCGAGCTGGCCCGCTGGCGGCGGTATTCTACGGCCATGATCTGCGCCGACCCGTCGCGCGGCATCGAGGACCCCACGGTGATCTGGGTGTGGCTTCTGACGCCGGAGCGGCACTTCCTTTGGGTTGACGGCGAGATGAAAATGCTCGCCCCGCGCGCCCGCATGGCCCTCGTCTTCCAGGTCTGCGCGAAGTGGCAGGCGATCGCGCAGCAGACGCAGCTCCGTATCGAGAACTTCGGCGCCTCGGAAGCGTACGAGCGCCAGGTCGAGCACCACGAGGCCGAGGGCTTCGTCATCGATACGATCAACTGCCACGACACGCGGAAGAGTAAGATTGCCCGCGCCTACGACCGCTGGCAGCCGCCGGCCGCCGACGGAAGGGTTTACTTCCCGGAGGAGATGCGGCGCGAGGACGAGAACGGCAACATGATCGACCTCGTCGCCTACTTCAAGGAGCGCGAGTGGGACCCCTTTCCGCAGCCGCACACGGACAACATGCTCGACGCCGGCGGCTTGGCGTGGGAGGCCGAGGAGCGCGTAGGGCCGCTCCCCTGGCCGGCGCCGCGGCGAGAGAAGCGGCTGGCGCCGGATAGCGAAGCGGCCGGGTTCGCTGGAGCGGGGGTCTTGTGAGCGCCTACGAAGACCCGCAAGAGACAGATCCCGATGATCTGATCGAAACCGCGAAGAAAAAGGTTCTCAAGCACCTGGAGGAGCGCATCTCCGACGCCGCCAAATGGATCGAGCCCATGTGGCGCCGCGCCGAGGAGAACCAGCGCTTCATGAACGAGGACCGCTACCAGTGGGACCCGGCCGATTATAAAGCGCGCCGCGACAGCAAGCGCCCCATCTTCACCATGCGGGATATCAAGCTTGCCGTGTCAGGCGTCTCCGGCCGGGAGATCACCGCTCGCGACGTGGCAACCTTCAAGCCGCGCCAGGACGAGGACGCGAAGAC